ACTTAAACAAAAGGACAGACCTCTGTCTTTTTGAAACTGGCAGACCTCTGCCATTTTGTTTTGCGACGTAATTCCAACGCGCACGGGCGAGATGAAACAGTGGAATACTGTTGTTTGATTCCACTTTCTTAGTTACTCCCCGCGCGCACGGGCGCTGGAAGCATTCGAACCGTGCGACGTCGCAACGTTCACCCTCCCATTGGATCCAAAAGTGCCCCAGGGCACGTTTTTACCCCTACCGCTACTATTGCCCGATCGAGAAATACGCTCACAAACGATCTGAGGCGGTCGATTTTCTGGTACGTTTGCAAGTTGCTGGAATTTGCTGGATTGGGGTTTTGTTAGGCCCATATCATCAAGCGTTGGAGGTGCGGGTGGTAATTCTGTTTTACCGCCCGTGAATTGACCAGCCTGGCCTGTATTTTTGTCTGAACTCTTCAACAGTTCACCGCATCGCCTCTCAGCCCGCACCCTTGCCAAATAAAAACCCCGGCTTTTACACCGGGGCGTCTGTGCGGACAGAATCATTCAACTGCATTGTGCCTGATTCGCCCTGCCCTGTATGTAGGAGATTTGCTCGATCATCTCCTTTATTTTCACTGTTTGATAATCATATTTAGAATTTGATTGTCTGTATTTTGATTTCGCGCTATAATTCCGACATGACAATACACCCATCAACAGGAACTGCGAATGAGCCATGAAACTTATTTAGACCCTGACGTCACTGTCATAGTGCACGGAGCAAAAACCCTTAACGAGCTTCGCATCATGGTCAGCGCAATTCCATTTACACCATCGGAACATGATCATCTGATCGGAAAGATTCCGACACGGGATGCTCACATTGTTTGTCGGAAGGATGATGATGACAAGTGGAGGGTGGACGTTTTCCAGTTCGTTGACTATTTGGGAAAGATTTTCCTTTATAAAGCGGACCTGGTTAAACCCATCCTGTTGACGCAGCGCGGCGATGAAAAAAAATACGCAACACTTGATCCTATCGTTAATGATTTCTATCGAGTAATCGATGGTAACGGAACGGTACATCTCATGATCTCACACACCACACAGGAACAGGACGCAATTAAGAAGTATGCGGTTGACGAGTAAACACCAAACATTGACTTCCAGGCCCTATGCAATTGACACGGTTCCGCTGCCGAGTCGTGCTACAAACCCGCATTGTCAGCATAGGGTCAGCGCCCTCCTTCTCCGGGCAGGGCGCTAGGGAATTTAGGGCAATGCGGAGGCAGCATGATTTTTAGGTTCCCGTTTCAAGCGGGGTTTTCGCTACTGTCGAGAGACAGCGGCAGGAGTCGGGACTGTCGGGAGACAGGCCCCACTCCGACAAGGAGGTAAGAAATGAATATCCAAGCACTACGAGAACGCCGCAGCGGGATTGTTGAATCAATGAGAACAATCACGCAGTTGGCCGAAACAGAAGAACGCGATTTAACCGGCGATGAGTCAACGGAATTTGATAAGTATCGTGGTCAACTGAAGTCCCTGGAGGGACAACTGGAACGGGCTGAAATAATTTCCGACGCCGAACGTTCTATGCAGGTTGATCCGAATCAGCCAAGACGCGGCAATGACGGCACCTTTGATCAGGCTTGCCGTGATTTCCAGATTACCCGGGCCATTGCCGCACGGCTGGAACCGGGCTCCGTGGATGCCGCCCGGGAGCATGAAGTCTCTATGGAACTGGCGAGGCGGTCTGGCAAAACACCGCAAGGGATCCTGGTACCGCACGAGGTCTTTATGGAACGCCGAGATATTCTGACCAGTGGCAGCGGTGCACACTTGATTCCGGAACAACATCGGGCAGATTTGTTCATTGACGTGTTGCGGGCAAGGCTTCAGGTTTCGTCCCTGGGTGCAACCGTGCTGAGTGGACTTGTCGGAAATCAAGATATTCCACGGCTTACGGCATCAGCTACCGGGTATTGGGTGGCCGAACACGGCGCATTGACCGAATCAACGCCAACCTTTGACACCGTTGAACTGGGTCCGAAGACGGTAGGCGCTGAAGTCGAGTACAGCCGCAGAATGATATTGAACGCAGTCCCAAGCGTCGAGCAGCTGGTGCGCAATGATCTTGCAAGCGTCCTGGCAACCGCAATTGATCTTGCGGCCATTTCCGGCACCGGCGCTGCATCACCTAACGGCAATCAGCCGATTGGTGTTTTGGGCACTAGCGGCATCGGCTCTGTTTCTTTCGCCGGCGCGCCAACCTGGGCAAAGGTGCTTGATCACATTGCTAACATCGAAGCCAACAATGCAGATGGTAGTTCAATGGGCTGGCTGACTAATCCGTATGTGGTTAAGAAGATGCGGTCCACTGTTCGAGTGGATTCCACTGACAGCCGGTTCATCCAGGATGATCCTAACTCCCTGGCAGGTTATGCCTTGCGAGCATCCACGCAGGTCAACGGCGATCCTACCTCCAGCCCCTTGGTGGACGGCACACTGATTTTTGCTGACTGGTCAAGCCTGTTGGTGGGGTACTGGTCAGGCGTAGACATTTTGGTCAATCCATACCATACCGATGTCTACAGCAAGGGCGGCGTGAAAATTAATGCCTTCCAGGACTGTGACGTTGCAGTCAGGCACGCTGAATCCTTCTGTGCCAGCCAAGACATGTTGCTGACGTAATGGAGAGCGCCATGGAAACGCGCCGAGCGTATGAACTCAGGCAAGAAGGCAATAACCGATTGTCCGGTTATGCGGCTGTGTTCGGGGCCGTATCGCGTGACCTGGGCGGATTCACAGAAAGTATCAGGGAGGGGGCGTTTACTCGCACCCTTTCTGATGGTGACAATATTCTCGCGCTGTATGGTCATGACGATAAATCCATCCTGGGCAGAGTCGGCGCTGGAACACTGAAATTGAGAGAAGATCAGCGTGGTCTATGGTTTGAAATCGACTTGCCACCAACATCGACAGCCAAAGACCTGGCCGCACTGGTCGAGCGCAGGGATGTTGCCGGGGCTAGTTTTGCTTTCACGGTACCAAAAGGTGGTGATCACTGGTCAGAATTGAACGGTAAACCCCACCGGCAATTGCTTGACGTATCACTCCACGAAATCACCATTACCGGAAATCCAGCCTATCCAGACACGACTGTGGCGAAGCGGGGACTCCGACAACATGTATACGTGCCGGTTCGATTGAAAAATGCTCAAAGATTCATGGAGACAGTATGAATTGGAAATTTTGGGAAAGCCGGAGTCAGACGGTATCCAGCAAGGATCCATATTTAGCGGAAAAGCTCGGCATCCGGGCGAATGCTGCGGGCCAATGGGTGACACCGGAGACGGCAACCGGGGTTGCTGCGGTCCATGCCTGCGTTCAATTGATTGCTGAAACTGTCGCCAGTCTTCCCCTGGCGCCGTACCGCAGAACAGAAGACGGCGGCAAGATTGTAGACAACATGCATCCGCTGTACCGCGTGCTACATGACCAGGCTAACGAAGCTCAAACCGCAATGGAGTTCCGGGAACAGTTGATTGCATCCTGCCTGCTGACTGGCAACGGCTATGCACTCAAAGAACTGGATGGCCGTGGTGCGGTAACGCAATTGCTGCCTCTACATCCATCACACATGCGTCCGGTCAAGCTGGTCAATGGCAGAGTCAGGTATGAATTTACACCGCCACAGGGCGGCATACAGCGCTACACGCAGGATGAAATATTACACGTTCGCTATCGGTCCACAGACGGGTTCACCGGACTGTCACCCATATCAATTGCAAGGCAAACCATCGGCGTGGCATTGGCGCAACAATCCTTTGAATCCGCATTCTATCGGAACGGCGCGACGATTTCCGGGGCCTTAAAACATCCGCAGAGGCTGACTGTCGATCAGATCACCAACCTCCAGAGCACTTTCGAGGAAAATTATAGCGGGGCAAGCAATGCATTCCGGATGATCATCCTGGAAGAAGGGATGGAGTTTCAGGCCATGGGTATGTCCATGCTGGACGCACAATTTGTCGAGTCCAGGAAATTGACCCTGGAAGACGTGGCACGCATCTACCGGATTCCGCCTCCTGCGATCGGCATCCTGTCAGACGCAACATACAGCAACATCACAGAACAATCGCGCAGCCTGGTCATGCACACCTTGCGGCCCTGGCTGGTGCGTCTCGAACAGGCGATGAATGCCTCCCTGCTGACACAAGATGGTCGACGCAGCCACTTCATTGAACACAACGCGGAAGGCCTGCTGCGCGGCACACAGACTGACCGCTACACCGCTTATCAAATAGGCCGTCAATGGGGCTGGCTGAACGTCAACGAGATTAGGCGGCGGGAAAATTTATCAAACATCGGCAAGGAAGGTGATGTTTATTCACAAGGGCAAAGGGAGTTAGTTGAAGCAAATTGAGCGAGAACACCACATTCTTAGATACTGAAGACGTTTGCAGGCTGACGGGTTACAAGCGTCATGCTGAACAGCGTAAACAACTTCGGCACATGGGGATTAGGTTTGTCGTGTCTCGTCTGGGTGAGCCTGTAGTACTTCGGACAACGCTTGAGGCGTCAATGGGAATAGCGCCTGAAGTAGACGAAGCACTGTTGGCTCTGGACGATTACGAGAGGGCGCAACATGGGTAGACGACGTACAAAAGACAAACACCTTCCACAGCGAATGTACTTGCGTTCAGGGACGTATTATTTTGCTGATCCTGATGGTAAGTGGCATAACCTCGGCAGGGACTATGCAGCCGCAATGTATGAGTATGCACAGATCACCGGACCGGGTGGTCATTGCCGGACCCTGGCTGATGCGGTGGATCGCTACATGCGGGAAGTAGCGTGTGAGAATGCTGAGAGGACGTACAAGGACAAATTGCACCACGGCAAGATCATCAAGGAGGCCATGGGAAATGTCCGGCCGCAGGCCATATCACCGCAAGCGATCTACAAGTTCAGGGACATTATCAGCAAGAATGGCAAGGTGCAGGCGAACCGCACAGTCGGCACGCTATCGCATATATTCACGTCCTGCATTGAATGGGGCCTGGTCACGTCCAATCCCTGCCAGCAAGTCAAACGGTTTAAAGAACATGCTCGTGATCGCTACGTGACGGATACGGAGTTCAAGGTATTTGCTGATTTTGCTGGTGAGCAGATCGCCGCCTACATGGAATTCAAATATCTGACCGGCTTGCGCAAGGGCGACATCCTGAACATGAAGCGTGATCAGATCCAGGCCGACGGTATTCATGTATTGACCAGCAAGACCGGCAAGAAAATGATTATTGAGTGGTCCCCTGCCCTGCACGCAGCCGTAGAGCGCATTAACAAGCTGAGATCGTTTATCAGTATCTACTTGTTCAGCACGCGTACCGGCGGCAAGTACACCGTGAGTGGATTCACTGCGATCTGGCAGCGCAAGATGGTCAAGGCACTGGACAAAGGGATCCTTACCGAACGATTCACAGAACATGATCTTCGTGCAAAGACAGCCAGTGACACGGACCTGAAACATGCTGCGTCATTGCTGACTCATGACGACATCAAAACCACTCAGAAACACTATAGGAGGAAGGCAGAAAGAGTGAGGCCGCTCCAATAATATTGGAAACGGCCCCGAATATTGGAAACAGAGAAAACTGAAACCCTCTGAAACCCTTGCTACATGGCGCGCCCGGAGAGACTCGAACTCCCGACCACCTGGTTCGAAGCCAGGTACTCTATCCAACTGAGCTACGGGCGCTTAGCAGAGTATTCTAACTTATTAAAAATGTTGTAGGCGATCGCTATTCGCACGGCTTTGCGTCGGTGCAGCTCTTACGGCTCAGAAACCCCCAGATCCCTGCAAATCGGGACCTCCTCAATCCAGCCGATCCAGAGTTCACCGTCCTTTTGAATAGCTGCAGTGTACTGATTCATGAATGGAATCATACTACTGAAATCTCCAGGGGGCATCCGATTACAATTTTCCATTATTCATTAAATAGAGACTAATCGCTCGGATTGGAGCTGAACAAGAGCAATAGTCTGAATGGTTTGTAGGAGATTACCCCGTTCTCTTCGAACCCTTCGAGTTCGATGCGGCGTGACCAGAGCGACTGCGGTCTTGATCCGCTGGACGGCTTCAAGTACAACAACAGCTTCTGGGCGCACAAAAAAAGCATTTGTTGGCTGCCCGTCAGATATATGAGCGTGTTATGTTTTTAAGAATATTAATTGTAATTTTGGTTTATTCTTGTGCCAGCTTGCCGGCCAGTGCCGCACAGTCCCTGAATCAGGAAAAACTTGCGCAAGGCGTTGGCGCTTTGTTTGCTGAGAAGTCAATTGACAATACAACACCAGGCTGCGCGGTTGGGGTTATTGAAGGTGGCAGGTGGGCTTTACGCAAAAGCTATGGCATGGCTAACCTTGAACATAATATTCCGATCACGAACAAGTCGATCTTTCGCACTGGATCACTTTCAAAGCAATTTACTGCCGCGGCGATTGCTCTATTGGCAGAAGAAGGCAAGATTGACCTGGACGCGGATATACATACCTATTTGCCGGATCTGACTGAGTATGGCCATAAAGTAACGATCCGCCAGAT